AGTAATAGTCTCTAGCATTTGAGATAGTATTGATAAGGAGGTAGCCTCTAGTGGTTCAAAAAAACCAGAAGAAAGTCCAAGAGCAAGACAATTATTTCTTAATGGCGTATAAAAATACCCACTATCAAATTTTATTTTTTTCTTTATATCTACATCATTACCAAATTTATTTTGTATTTCTTTAATAGCATCAGATTCAGAAATAAAAGAAGAGTCGTAGACATATCCACAACCATACCTATCTTGAACTGGAGCCTTCCATGCCCAGCCATAGTCCATTGCTATTGATTCTGTGTATAATTTAATTTTGTCTTCTTTTATCCAAAAGGCTATTGCTGAATCACATGGCAAACTATTTGACAAATCATTCCACTCAGAGTTAAACTTTTTTCCTATCAAAAGCCTATTGGATCCAGTACAATCAATAACAAAATCACAATCAACTTTACTATTTGAAAAAATTAATTCTTTAATATCTCCATTTGTATCAAACACACAATCTTCAAAGTCATCATCAATTATTTTAATATTTCTTTCAATTGCAATAGATCTTAAGAACGACAACATTTTTTGTGCATCAAAATGTAATGAATGATGTGCTTTATTAAATTTATGATTATCAGATAGATATGAAAATGGATTTATTTTATTCAAATTTCCATCTTTTAAAACTGCATATGATGCAGCCTTGGAAAATTCTTTATGCATTTCTACCTTAAAATCTAAATAATTTTTATATTTGTTTTTTGATAGTAAGTTTGTCTTTATAAAATTTTTAATAGATTTTTTAAAATTTATAGGATCATAAATATGAAGCCAGTAATATTTGTTATTGTTTGCCCATCCAGTAAACTTAATTCCATTTTTGACGGTAGCCTCGGCATTCATTAAAGATTTATCAATATCAACATCTATTTTTTTTAATAAATAAAAGAAGTTTGGATTGGTGCCTTCCCCAACACCTATCGCACCAATCCTACTGCTATCAATAATAGTTACTTCAGCGTTTTTGATTGTTTTTTGTAAATAAAGTGCACTGACATACCCAGCGTTTCCCCCACCTACAACAACTATTTTCACAAAATTGCCTCACTAACTATTGTATTTAAAATTTTACTTAGCCATATTTCTTTGATCATATCCAAACTTATTTATCATTTCAACAGATGGCATCCAGGTATGAGAGTTTTCTTCTACTCCATGACCTTCTACAATTCTATTAAACATATTAAATGCTGCACAAACAACGATTGCTTCTTTTAACTGATCTTCAGAAAATCCAGCATTCAGAACTGCTTCAACATGTGTGCTATTTATGCTTGATGGTGAAGTAGTTAAAACTTTTACATAATCTAAAATAGTTTTTAATTTATTTTCTTCATAATTTCCGTCAATGGCATCTTCTAACGCTTTTTCGTCTGCACCAATTGAAATTGCAAAAGCCTTATGTGATCCTGTACAAAACTTACAAGAGTTTAGTGATGATGTGAATGCTGCAATAAACTCTCTATCCTTTGGATCTAAAAACCCAGGCTCTCTTAGTATTTCTTGAGCAAAAGAAAGTAATGGCATAAACTTGTTTGGCTGTTGCATAAATACATCTGCTATAGTTTGTCCGCTTGGAACTGATTGTAGTAACATTTATTTTCCTATCATTAGTTGGATTGAATCTGAAAAGTTTGAATTTAATTTAGTAATTTCGGAATCGTCCATATCACCAATATCTTTATACTTGCTATCCAGATTTATTACAGAAACTCTTGAGCCAAGTTTTTCAATAATCTTTGTCTTCATATTTCCACCTGCTTCATCGTTGTCTGCAATAACTATTATATCATTAAAACATTTTTGAAGCAATTCTATCTGAGTGTTTGAAACATTAGATCCAAGAGTGGCAACTGAGGACAGTCCACACTGATCAAGTCTAATAGCATCAAAGGATGACTCAACCACATATACTCTGCTAGATGACTTAACCCTATTTAGATTAAAGAGTGTTTTTGATTTTGGTAATCCTGGAGTATTCTTAAATTCTTTTCCGTCAACAGATCTTCCAACAAATCCAATTGGCATTCCATCTGGACTGTGAACTGGAACAGTTACCATATCTTGTTTTTCTGAATAACCAAGAGAGAATTTAGACCAAGAAATATTTGTTATTTTTCTGTAATTAAAATAATCTTTTGCCCTGTCTGAAGATAGCAAATTGTTATGAAGCCTTTTTAAAATTAATTCATCAAATAGGGTGAACTCTGGTTTTTGATAAAGAGCCTTATTTATATCTTGCTCTAGGTTTCCTTCTTGCTCTTTGCTTTTGATAAATCTAATTGACTCAAAATATGTTCGTCCAGAAACATGCATTACAAACTCAACAAGACTAGCAACGTGATGGCAAGAAAAACAAAAAAATGTTCCGTTATACTTATCAATTTCACCAGCAGGTGTGCGATTATTATTATGAAATGGACAAAAAATTATGTAGTCAGAATCTATTTCTGATTCAACTGTGATACCTGAGCCTGTGACGACTCTTTTAATTTGTTCTTTAGTGTATAAATTGCTTTGCTTCCGTCTATTCCATTTATCCATTCGCTTTGCTTTCTCCCTGTACGTATCCCATATATTGTTATTTCAAATTCAAAATATTTCTTTTTTTCATTATAGTCTATTGTAAAATCTATGTCAATATCAAGTCTAGGGACATATCCAGATAAACGCATTTCAGACTCAATAAGTCTGGTGTATTCGTTTTTAAGTCGGCCAATTGCTGACTCATCGTAGATTACTCCACTTAAATTGAACCTTTTTATAGGTTTGTGATGATAGTTCGCCATGTAACATATTATACCTACTTATCTTCAAAATCTTTATATCTGTAATATCCCTTGTCAAAATCAACCTGTACAAGAAAGTCTCCCATAAATCCATTACGATTCTTTCTAAAGGCACACTCAATAACATCGCTATTTTGTGCACGACCAAGTGCAATTACCCAGTCAGCATCATATGCAATCTGTCTTGACCAAGAAGTTTGTCCTAGAGTAGGGACGCTTGTTAAATCATTTGCATCATCTGGTGTAGCAGAAGAGATAGCAATAATAGGAACTTCTTCACCAATAGCCATTAGTTTAAGTTCTCTTGAAAGGTTTTTCATTCGTACCGTTTCATTTTCTGATTTTTGATTTGGAGACATTAACTGAAGATAGTCAACAATAACAAAGTCTGGCTTATACTGGTCAATCTTTCCACGAAGAACTGATGGATTAATTTCTCCACCTTGATCATTTGAGATAATGTGAAACTCTGGCTTACCCTGTAGATGTTTAGCATGCCAAGCCTTAAGAGTGTCTAACTCTACATTTCCGTTACTTAATTTTCTGTGGGACCAAAGACCCTCACCCATAATAGTAAATACACGATTACGAACTTCTGTTTCTGACATTTCAAGTGAAATTATAAGAGGCGTCTTACCCTGTTTCCAGGCCTGTACAGCAAAGTAAAGAGCAAGCCAAGACTTTCCAATACCTGGATATGCAAGGAAGACTCCTAACTGTCCTGGCATAATTCCTGAAGGAAGATAGTTGTCAAATCCTGGTAGTCCAGTTTTAATACCAACATGGCCTGCAGCCTGTTGTACTTTAAGATTTTCAAAATAAGCAACTGCAGATTCTAGATCTGTTACATCAATGTCACGAATTGCAGACGTGTTCTTTTTTAATTCTGATGTTTGTGTAATTAGGTTATCTAATGCCTTGTTACCTTCGCCCTGCTGAACATCTCCAGCAGCAGATCTTAAAATATCTTTTAGGCTGTCAGTTAAATATTCTGTTTGCAATTCTTCAAGATGATGTTTTGTTGCTCCAACACCTTCTATTGGTTGGAAGTCTCTAAATTTATCTACAACAAGATTGGTTGGTGGAACAGAACTGTTGTGCTCAAAATAATTTCTTATAAACTCCCAAACATCATTGTGAGTTCTAAGAAGGTTATCGATGTTTGCCTGAAGAAGTACATGCACCTGCTTATCATTTAGGACTGCTGAAATTACTTTTGCTTCTGCATTATTCACTTAGCCACTCCTTTGCCATTCTTCTTCTTTCTGCTCTTTCTTTATTATCCTGATCTTTATCTAATTTTGCTTGTAATATTTTTTCCGCATTGTAAGCAAAGTAACTCCAAGAAGGAGACAAAGAAACGTTAAAGTAATACTCAAGAATATCATAGCACTGTCCTATTCCATATGACTCAATAAGAGCATCTGAAGCCCATTGTTCTACATTTAAATTTAATGATGGCTTTTTTTCATACTTTGCAGTATGATGCTTGCTGTATCTTGAAAGCAAAGCCATTCGGTCTTTGCGTTCGGCCATTATTCGTTAATCTCAGCCTTTGCTTCGTTAATTTTTTCAGTTAGTCTGTTTTCAACAAACTGATAGACACGATCAAATGCTTGGTTTATATTTTCTCCATTTTTACGTGAATCAACAATTCCAAGATCAATTCTTAGTGATTGAAAGTTGCCAAGATTAAGTGTGTATCCCAATGTAACAGATACCTTTGTGTCTTCGTTTTCCATTTCATACCCTTCGTTAAATAGACTCATTCCACACTGGAATAAACCTTCCATCTTCAGTTCTTCTATATGTAAGTATACCGTCTCCCATCCTGCGTGTCAACTCTTGCTGTGATGGTGTAATGTCGTTTGTTATTAAATTATCTTTTCTTGGTCTACCAATATGGTATGAAGCAAGTATATCACGAATCTCTTTTACTTGTGATTCTGAGTAATATGACCTAACTCGAAATCCTCTTGCTCCACCCTTTTGTGATCCAGTTGGAAAAGGAATGACTCCTCGTTTCATTAATGATGGCATATATTTTTTATGACGATTAACTAAATCAGCAGTCTGGCCAACGGTGTATGCTCTTTCTCTTTTATTTTTAAAATCACTAACTAAACAACTTTCAATTCTATCTTGTGTAATGTTATAAACAGACATTATCCCATTGGATCTATTTATATGATAAATTCTAACAAGATCTTTGTTGAGAAACCAAACCTTTTTATTCCCCTGTATTATAGGGGACTCATTGTAGCCTTCGCTCTCAATACTTCCTTTTTTAGTAGCCATTGTCCCTCTGCCGTTGCTGTAGGTGGATGAAAAAATCTTCGTGATCCGCAGTATATGCAATGAATTTCCAAATGATCAATTTTACTGTACTGTCTGTCTATGAACATTTTCCGTGTACATTTTATACATTTTATCATTCTTAATTTGGAATTCCAATTATAATAAGATTAACATCAACAGACATATCTCCAGTTGTTCCGAATCTAACAATTCCCTCAACTTTAGATGTTGTAACGGTTTTTAAAACTACTGAAACATTTTTACCAGCATCTGTGCCACCGATATTAATTGGTGTTGCAGTAGCAATTGGTGCATATTTAAAATCAGTTGGAAAATCATAAGAAAACGCAACTTCTGTTCCAGCATTTCGTGTAGAACTGTTTACAACGCTCACATATCCACCAATAATTCTAGCCTCAGAAGCCTTTACACTTTGTTTTCCAACCCCTGGTGTGTCTACTGTTACATACTTGTATACTGCTGGAGATATTTGTGAAGATAAATCATTTATTGCTGTAGCCAACTGATAGATATAGGAAACATCTAGTGGTTGGCCTCGCTCTGGTAGTGGTAGTTTTGCCATAATATATCTATTATACCATCAAACATTTTCCTGTGTTGACTCAAAAAGGGTTGAGCCTGTATATCTTTGTTTTGGAAATGTTGGTACTTGTACAGCAATCTGTACCTTATTTGCACTAGATTTAATAACTGTAGAATAGGTTGTTGTAAAAACAGTAGAAACAAACTGCCATGGCTCATTATCCCATTTAATATAAACATCAAATTCAGATTTTGTACCAGCCTCTGGAACCCACACTGCGGTAACTACCTCGTTTGTCGAATCTATAGCAATTCTATAATCTATAACAGTTACATCTGGAAGCGCAACGTTATACTTAATTGACCAGTGAGAACTTCTATTTTTATCTTCTGATACAACTCTAAATCTGAACGCATAGTCTTTATTTTCTCCAGATCTCTGTGGCAAAGAAGATTTTGGGATTATTACTTTTTTAATACCGTTATCTGGCAATGCCATTATTGAACATCCAAAGCAAACCTAAACTCAATATAGTTTGTTGTGTTTGCTAATTTAATTATAGGCTGTGCTCCTATATTTTTAATAATAGAATAACCACTCATTCCATACAATGGATTTGCAGTGCTGTTGTTTTCTAATCTAATTGCATCAAGGCATATATAAAAATTATCTGTTACCGACCCACCATCTGTTACAGAAGCAAGAATTTTAACTACGTCAACTTGACTCCATGTAAAACCAGAACTTTTGTACAGTTCCTGTAATTGTTTTGTTGCAACTACATATCTATTTGTACTAAAGTCATGCTGACCTACTCCCGTTCCATTATTTAAGTTTACTTCAAACCTTGCCCATTCTCCAGAATTATGAATGTCTGATGACGCAAACTCAACAATAATTTTTACATTGTCTGGAACAGCGGTAGACTCTCCATTTTTATTAATTACAGTAAATGCCAATTTAATTTCATCAGTTGGAGCATTTCTGTTAAAGTCTAATTCTGCTCCAGTTAAATGAAGGTGTTCAGATCCAGCATTAATAACAAGGCGATTATTAATATCAGTTGATATGTCTGACAAGTCTCCTCTAAGAACAACAATGTTATTAAAGAACCTACATCTTTCATATCTTAGATATCTATTTTGATTTGTAAAAATACGATTGTCAGCATTTGTTTGAAATACAGGACTTGTTGTATTTATAACGTTGTTTTGTAAATCTCCATCTAGTGGTTCGTATATAATTGGAATAGATGTTGCTGTAGTTGTAGTATGATATTCCCAGTTCTCATCTTGAGTAAATGCATAAATTGACTTACTGTCATATGCTCCTGTAGAAGTATTTGATCCCGCAGAAAATATACCAACCTCTGTTATTTCATATCTTTCTTCTGATGGAAGTTCTGCCGTAAAAACAAGTTTTGTTATATTATCTTCAGAGACATAACCACGAGAAATAATTGGAACACGGAACATCTCAAAATTAAGTCTTTCCTTGTTAGAATAGTCACCAAGAACGCCATCTGATGCTAATGGCTTTGCTCCGCAGCCAAGAGCAATATATGAGGCATAGGCTGGAGCCTGTCCTAGTAGGTATTTTGCTAAAATATTTTTTCCAGTATTAGTAATCATTTAATTCACCTCATATATTGTATCATTAAATATATCCCCACCACTAAGTATTTGTACTTCTACCTGTTCATCTTTTTCTAAATTAACTACATTTATTATTAAATTTCCTGTATCTGAGTCAATATATGCTGTTTCATTATTTCCACCAGTTCCAACTGTAGGTATTTTTTTGTCTAGTTGTATTGGAAATTTTTTAAAATAACTCTCTAGGGTATCCTGTAGCGAAATAATGTTTTGCGGATTGTATTGATAGTTTAATAATGTCAGGTTTTTGATTGGTTGATAAATAACATTTTGACCACTGACAATATCTGATCTTGATATATTAATAATTTCTTGCCCACCTATGTCTTCAAAAACAAGATCAGTCATTATTTCTATTGGAAGTGACTCATCTGTTATAACAAAAATATCTTTAGATGCTGCAAGAACACCGTCTGATGCAGTAGATGCATTAGGTCTTGGCAGATTTGGTGTTGCTTCAACCATTTTATACCTCACTCAGATATATATTCATATCTGGACCTTCTGAGTTTTTTGCATACTCTATATTATATACTACAAACCTACTTGAAACACCAGAAACCTGATCAACTAAGTCATTATCTTGATAGTCAATAGTAACAATATCTCCTAGTTGTAAGGTTGGAGTTGCAAAAATTTTTAAGCCTACAGACCTTCTAGGTTTAATCACTTTATTAACAATCCATTCCATTAAACTATTAGCATCATCCTGTGTCTGAATATAAGGGGTTTCTAATGAAAAATCTTTTTTGCCGTATGTCATTCTACTAACTTTTATATCTTTAAAGTCATTGTCGTACTTAGTTGGAGATTTAATTAAATTTGAACCTGAAATATCTGGATTTGAAAAATCACTATTTTTACTAAAATATTCATCCATAGTTAACTCGTGCTGGGATTCTTGTGTAAATGTCACACCCTGAATTCTTAAATAATTTCCAGTTGTTTCGTCAAGGCTAATGGCAGTATCTGTTGAATTAAAAATTAAAAACTCTGCTCCGTATGAACCTGCTCTAAATCCAGAAACAACATATCCCTTTATTTTATTAAATGTTGGTGAAAGTTTTGCATAAAGAGCAGGATATGCTTTATCATATCTGATATTAAAGTATGCTGCTTCTCTCATAATACAACCAAACTCTTCAAAGTACATATTATACTCTGGTGGTTGTGATGCGCTTATTCCTGATAGATAGGTTGACTGAACTATTCCACTCATGGCGTACTTTCTAAATGATTCATTTACATCAATTTCTTGGTCGCTAACTGCTGACATTACTGGGGTATCTAGTGCAAAAGTTGTGTTTTGACTATAGTTATTAGTTAGTGCATAAAGGTTTTCAAACATACATCTTGCAGATCCACGAACAAACATAGCCATATTATTATAGATTGGAAGTGGAGATGTATCATCTACTGTAGACACTAACCTGTTGTTTATGTATAGATAAAATCGTCTTATGTTTCCAAGGTCTTGATATTCTACTGCTAGATCATATACTGTTGGATTTTCTTCTCCAACCATCCTTGACTGCCCCGTAAATTTTCCGTCATCAACAATAATATTTGTTAGTCCGCCCCACAACTTTACTGGAATAGCGTTTGATGTAACCGAATCTCTCATCACTTTGTAAAAAATTACATTGTCTAGATTTTCTGCAGAATTACTATAACTATTAACATTGTTTTCAGTTAGTGCTAATATTTCAAAATAGTAGCCAACGTTAGTTGATGGGTTTAACATTACTGCTAGACCGCCAGAACCTGCGCTAATATTAATATTTTGTTCTGGTGAATTACCAGTTACAACAAAGTATGTATCGCTGCCTATTGGAGTTTGGCCACGATTTTCATTATTTTCAATTTTACCAATAATTCTCATTCGTGTTCCAAAATGTTTAAACTTATTTGTTAGTGGCTTGTGCACATAAGAAACAAAGTCAACACCACTCTGTGTTGTTGTAAAAGATGGACCATTTAATATAAAAGCAGAAGACTGAATAGTTCCACTCTGTGTTGTTTTTAATTTATTAAGATCTGTCTCTGTTCCATAATATTGTGAAAGAAAGTTTTTGATAATTCCAGTTCTAACAGATTGTTGTGCTAATGAGTTTGAAACGCCTGCTGCCTGTGTGTCTAAGGTAAATTCTTTTATTTTAGCATCAATAGATGACTGATCTGCAAGACTAAACAATAGTTCTGATTTCATAGTGCAACCACGAACAGAATCGTTTGATGTCCAATAAGGATCTAACCCAGCATTGTGCGATACAACTTGTGTTCCAAACTGACCCCTACCATGTTTTGCGACTGGGCCATTTTTAAGTTTTGTAATACCATTAATATTTTGATAATTTGGAACAGAATAAATTCTTACTAGGCCAGTTGGATATATTTTACCATTATGAGTTAATTTAGAAAAATAATTTTGATATTCAAGTACGTTGTTAATCCAAACATTGCCATATCCAGTTATGCTATATTCTACTGCATCAAACTTAATAACTTCTCCATTTGAATAAAAGTATCCATTATATCTAGATAGCCAGTAAATTCCTTCTCCAAGATCCATCACGTTGTTAAG